AAGCCGACCTCTGCGACGAGAAACGAGAAGAACCGAGTGAACCACCCGACAAGCAAAGCAGCAAGGGCTGGCATTTTTTAGACCTCAGAGTTTCGGCGTCCAGACAGAATACCGATAGCACCAAATAATCCCGCAGCCGCCCACAACATGGACATGATATCGTGAATCATACCTTGCCACGGGCAGATGTTGACCTCGCTGAACCCGTACTTCCCGAACGGAACCGGAATCGGACCGCAGCTGGACGGCAACGAGAACGACCAATTGATATCCGGGAGTTGCGGGAAACAGCTTCGCCAGTCCTGTCTAAGACAGTTCGGGAGAACGGACTTGAACTTGTCCTCCCCATCATCCGGTGGCGGGGGCGGGGTGCCTGTTTCGTCAATTTTGCAAGGAGGATAACCGGGCAAACCGCACTCGATATCTTCGCCTGTTTGCGGAGGAGTACTCGCGTCGACGGGATTCGTGACCGGGCTGACCGTCTGCGACGTCCCTGTCGGCTGGCCGGTCGAATCTTGTGTGACGACTTCGGTTTTTCGGTTGAACTGGACGATATCGTCTGTGATAGTGGCCGTATCGGTAATCGTCGTGATGCGACGCGACCCATCCGGGAGGGTTTCCGTTGAGGTGCGGGGTTCGCCGACAACGATTGTCGAAGGCGGTGTCACGCCGACCGGCGAGGGCCACATCAGCCGATCATCTTCCGAATCGTCTTTGATCTCACGCGCGATAACGTCAATAACGTCGGAATGATCAGGTAATTGATTTACAGCGTCAATAAGGCCAGAATCTGGAATATTCGCCAATCTATCAATCACTTGATTTTCCGTTAGAACGATAACGGACGAGGACGGCGGTGTAAACGACGAAACTGGAGCGCGAAAAATCGCCGACCAACCGCCTGGGCACGGAGAAGTGTTGGGGTAATAGCCAATCCAGAGTTCCCACGGCGGAGGAGGGCGACCCTCCGGACAATCCACTGGACTATATGCAACCCTTAGATAATAGTAATTTTGATAACGAATTATTGTATTGAGCGGAGGATTAGTTGTCTCATGCGGTGGGCTAGTATTGTTTGGATCGTAAACATATTGCGACGGTTGTCTAGTTTCCTTGAATTTACCGTCTGGCGTAACCTCAACACCAACATCACGAAGAACGTCGTAAATGAGAAAACCCGTACCAATAACCGGAATAAGAGGCGCCAATTTTGACGCCGCTTTAGGAATTATGCGGGTCAACGTCGAACGGTCAACAGGTTCAATAATTCTAGCCGGAAGAGTCGCCGACGAACCCGGGACGGTAATGCGAGTAGGAACATCGATGACAGCCGCTTTGCCGGGCGAATTGATACCATACGCCGACGCCGGACGGAGTGGCGCATATCCCCCTTGAAACGGGAACGGCAGTTGCACGAGCGTGCCCGTTTGACGATTGAGCCTCCAGCCGGTCGCGACCGGATCTAAAGAGTACAAAAGACCGGCGACCCGTCCCTGCGGAGACGTGATATACGCCGCAGCACCCTGTGACGCCTGATCGATGCCGCCCTGCCATCGCAGGGCAGCATGAGAAACAGCAGCGGCCATGCAGGCCGCGACGAGCAGAAAGCTACGCACGAACCGCATGGACGCCACCGATCAAGCCGCGCCGCGAATTTTCTTGACGTACTTGATAGCCACCATGAACACGACGCCAACAGCGGCCACACCGACGAGGGCCGCCCCATAGGTCGCGATGTCGGCAGAAGCTTGCGTCACCGCTTGCGTGAACGCCGACGAACCGCCACCACTCTGCGCGTGCGCCGAACCGACGCCGAGGAGGGCGACCGGCACCAGCGCCGGAGCCTTGCGATTGACGAAATCACGAACCGACTGCATGTTGAATTTCATGACACTCTCCAAGGAAAACGCCGGTAGCCGACCGGCAACGGTACGGGGACAATCCCCGGAATCAGACCGCCGACAGGATGCGCCGGACCCAGGCATGGCCGACACCGGCGACGAAACCACCGGCGAAAACACCCATATAGGCGGCGACATAGGACGCTAGTTCGGACCAATCCATGATCACATCCTCAAGCCGACGAAGTACCCGGCAGCGAACACGAGGACGCCGATACCGGCGACGATGGCGAGGGAGACAGACGAGTCAATCACCGCAAACGATCCTGTTGACATGGCCCGAGCCGATGAGGGCCGGATGGGGGTCGACGGAGCAGGGGAGGGACGGGCGGAGCTTTTCCGCCAGAAACCGGTCGAGAACGCGGGCACCATCGAGAATCGCGGGGGCGACTGGCGGGATTTGGTCGTACGACGTCATCTTGGGGACCCGATCGAGAGGAACCCACGCCGCGCGATCAGCGAGCCACACGAGGACGCGACCGTCAGGGAGACGCGCGGGGGGTGGGCCATCGGGCAGCGCATCGGCATGGGACGCCGAGAAATAGCCGAGGAGGAGGGGCAGGACGCCAAGCAGTTCACGCATGGGTCACGCTGCTCCAGGAGGAAAACGGCCCGTCCGCCCATCGTTGAGGAAGCGGACCAACGGGGCACAAGAACATTCGGCCTCGATGGAACACCCGTCGCCACGGGGACGCGAGTATCTCGCCCGTTTCGCGCACCACACGACGACCGAACCGGGTGACGACTTCACCGACGCCGTGGAGGGCCTTGCACCACTCGGGGAGGTTGAGCCATGAGCGAATGGGGGCGAAAACACGATCCACGCCGCCGATGCCGTAGATTCGAGCGCCCTTAGGATATACATGATAACCGCCGACCTTAGACATGTACTTCATCAAGTAGCCGACGCAATCGCGGGCGACTTCCGTACGGGTCATGCCGTGAGGCCAGAAAGGGCCACGACCGGGACCGGCCTTATCCCACTTGGGCATGGTCACGTGGCGCGGCACCCAAAGCGCGATGTGGTAATGCATCGTCCCGGACTGCTGAAGTTCAGCAACCCAGACGTAACGAACCGGAATGCCTAGACCCTTTGCCCACCGACGATAGCGCTTCATGGCGTCCGGAAGATGCCGGGGTTGCCAGTCATGGGCACCACGACCGAGGGTACCCCTGGTGTCGTAGGTGAGCGTGACAAAAAGGACACGATCACGAGGGGCAGAGAGCTTGAGGAGACGGCCCGCAGCCCAGACGTTGCGCCGGAGACGCTTCACGCGCCTCTCGCGGATGCGAACAGGGTCAGACGTAACGGGAATCCACGATTCGGGTACGAGACCATCGCGGACACTTGTTTCTGATGAGACAAGCCCGCCGGCCGCCCCGGCCTCTGCGCCCGCGCTGCGCGCGTGCGCGGCGGCCGTGTTGGCCGCCTGCCCATGCTCGACATGGGATTGACCGACCATGGAAACTACTCACAGGGTGAACCCGGCGACGGGTACACCACCCGCGCCGTGAACGGTCACTTCCACGACAAGACGCTGCCCCTCAGGGGCAACACGATAGGTAACCATCGAGGCGCCGCCCGGGGTGTCGTCGGCGATCTGCTGCGCATCAGCCCGAAGGAGGATGCCGAGCAGCGCGGAGACGGCAGCGCTTTGGGCATCCGTCCATTCCTCACGCTTGGGCGCGGACATGGGGCACCCCTCACGCCGTGGCAGCTTGCTTGACCGGAGCGAGGGCCACCGCCGCGAGGGTCAGACGGCCATCGCGGACACGAATGGCGGAGGGGTGCAGCTGGTACAGACCAGCCGGGTAGGGGGCTTGGTCAGCATCGAGGATGAACTCGAACCGCTCGGGATACTTAGCTGGTTTACCGTCCGACCCGACGATGAACGCATACCCACTCTGAATGCGGAGATGGTACGCTTTACCCGTGGACTTCGAATGGCCAGAGTATTCGCGGACTTCCGAGGACTCGATTTCGACTTTGATCATCTTTCGCTCCGGTGACAACCCACGACGGGTTGACCGGAATATACCCTAGGCGAGTTTCCAATGCAAGAGCCTGAACCGCTGGGTAGTAGTCGCGGTCATACAGGCGCACGGTATCCCCCCCGGTCCCCCTCCGCGCGTCCACCGGATCGGGACGCGCTACAGCAAGCCGTCAACGACGCTACCACACGCGGTACGGACCTGCGACGCGCTCCGGGCGCGGACGGCGCCGCGCCGGGGACCGCCTGCATTGTTGGCACGCGAGAACAAAGGTCGAGGAGAACATCGGGGGACTAGATGGATTCCGCGGACGGGATCAAGACGGCGCGACGCCGAGGATGCTGATATTCGATGACCGCATCGAAACGAGTGCCAAAAAATATTTCTACCGCATCGCGCTACGTGATAGCATTTTGTTACGTGGCGTCGGCGTCCAGTACATCGTTACAGGTCTATATCGTGGAGACGGCTTGAACACCGCCTTTGTCGCCTGGACAACGCGGTCCAATAGAGTCGGTTTTTTAGGCAACCCCGCCGACCACACCGAATGAGACCCGTGCGGATAGTCTGGCCTGAACACCTGGCGGGTGTCGTAGGCCGCATGGAGATCGTCACCGCGAAACATCCAGCGTTCAGCGACGACGGAATTGACGCCATCACCGACACGCGCGACCGCGAGATGAAACCGGGGAAGGTAGCCGACGCGGCCACCGAACATGTCATTGAGGATGCCGCCGACGCCCGGGATTTTGATCTTGTCGCCCCGGAACATCTTGACGCGGTACTCGATGAGGGCCTCTCGTACCTGTTTGTCGATCATGCCGGAATCCTGAACGATTAGGTACACGTCCCATCCGAGTTTGCGGGCATGGATGAGCCAATCGAGAATTGCCGCCCTGCCTTTGTCTTGGAATGATCGGGCATTTAGCCACGTCCCCAATTCATCTAAGATCATGACGCCATTACGTTCTTCATCGTAGCTATCAGGGTTACCGTGCCCTACCGCCTCGAGATCAGCCGCCGTGGGTTTGTCGGGAATACGCACGTAATGCACCGACTTATGGGGGACGAGCTTGTCTAGGTACAGGTCCACGTTCGACGCGACGCGACGGCCTTGCAGCAACGCGCGCTTGGCCTGCCAGACCGCGAACTTCGTCTTGCCTGTGCCAAGCTTTCCTTCCACGCTAAAAATCGGCATAACTCACCCAACGATCAACGACGCCATACGCTCAAGGTACGAATACCCAATTTTGGCCGCCCAGAGGACCGCCAAACCGGTAACGACCGTCCCTGCTATCGGCGGGAAAGCCAGACCGATCACGGTTCCATACGACGTGGCGAACAGCGCCGAAATCAACGGGCTAATTGTCGTGTTGAACAACGTCACAAGGGCAACGTAAACCGCCGCAACTGCCGCAACAATCGTAATACGAATTGCCCACTTG